ATACTTTGCATTGCCGTCAAGTCATTATCAAATAGGCTCTGTTGCTTGACAGCACGGCGGAGGCCAGATATAATGGGGTTTGTAAAGGTCAAGAAAGAACAAGAAAGAGAGGGCGAAAAGGTGAAAAAGCTGGGGCGGTTTCTAAAGGCGTTCTTTGGCGTTGTTTGCGTCATTTATGTGGCTGTTTTTATATGGCTGGCGGTAGATACGCACAAGGCGGAGATGGTGCTGGGGGCGGTGTTGTTCGCTGTTCCTACCTATTTCCTGCTGAGGAAAAAGAAAGTAAAGCCGGAGCCGCAAAGCCCAACAGCGGGGGCCGTGCGCCGGGAGGCCAGTCAATACACGCCGGATGCGCCGGAGGAAACATTGCGGGATATGCGGATGTACTACACAAAAGAGCAGATAGAGAATGACGTGCGCATCCTCTCCGAAAGTTTCAAGCTGGCTCAGCAGACGGCCAACATTGACACATTCACCAGCCGGTTGGCATTGGCACAGCGGACAGCGTTGACCCTCCTGCAAGCCGAAAAAGCGGGGTGCAAAGGGATTTTGCCGGGGACAAGCAAAACGTGTGACCAGGTGCTCTCCAGCGTGAAAGACCTAAAAATTGCTTTCCTTGAAAACAGCTACATAAAAGAAACAACGGAGGCCATGCTGTTAAAAACGCCGTCTGGACAGCGTAAAAGGATGGAGGCATATCTGGCAAAGCTGGAGGCCCACAAGACTGATTTTTTAGACGTGGCGGACACCTATGACAAAGTGGTGAGGGACACAAAGGTCCTCATGCCGTAGACGCAAAAAGCCGGAGAGGCCAGCAGGCCCCTCCGGCTTTTTTCCATCGGAAAAAACAGCCCAACCCAGGGCGGCGGGGGTATCTTTACCCCTCCCGGCCTTGACGGCCCTTGTGGGGGCCTTTACGGGCCCAATAGAGGCATTTCCCGCCGGGGGCTTTACTCCTTTTTCTTTTCAAGCTGCAAGATGACCTCCCGTAGCTTGTCAAAGCCAAACATTGCCGCATAAGCCACCATAAAGCCCACCACAACGGCGGCCACCACCATGTACCACAGAACAGCCATGCCCTTAATCTGGCACCAGGCAAAAAACGCCACCAGCGTGAGGCCCATGGCCACGATGACGGCCAGGACGTTGGTGGGGAGCCGGTCCCAGGTGAGCTTTTTGAGGACCTGGACGATGATGTTGGTGAGCACCACCAGGACGCCCACGATGCTGAGAATGACGGACCAGTCGAAAATGCTTTCCATAACTTTTTACCTCCCTGTTATTTTACCCCACAAGGGTGAGGTCCTTGATGTTGACGGCGGCGGTGACCGCCTTGCCCTGGCCGATGACGGCCCGGTCCCCGGACAGCTCCAGCACCGTGTAGGTGTTGGCGTAGACGAAAGAGGCCAGGCCCCCGCCGGTGTACGTCTTGGCCCCGGCCTTGACTTTGACGGTGGAGCCCTTGGCGATGGCGGCGGAGGCCTCCACGGCGATGTCAGCGGCGTCCACCCAGCCGTAGACGGTGGAGCCACCGCCCTTGACGGCGATGAGATGATAGGGGTGCTTGCCATTAAAGGCCTGAGTGACCTTGGCCTTGCCGGGCTTGCAGGGGGAGCTCTTGGTGGCGTTGGCGCTGTAATAATGAGCGGAGCCGGTAAACTCCACGATGTCACCCACCTTGGGGCCGTTGGCCGGGGGCTTGACGGTTCCAGGAGTGCCGGTAGAGGCCACCGGGGGCTTGACAGCGGAGCCGTACCCGTTAAACTTCCGGGCATCAATCCACCAATAATAAGACACCTGGCTCTTAAAGGTCTTGAGGTCCCCGTTGAGGCGGGCATCTTTCGTGCTGGCGGGGTCATTGATGCGGACCTTGCCGTCCTCCCACCAAAGGACCACGAAGTGGCCCCCGGTAGTCCACAGGCCCGGACCCATAAGGGCAATAAAATAATAGCCCTGTTTGAGCATTTCAAAGACCTTTTTGTGATTGGCGTGGTCAGGCTTGCCATAGGTCTTGGTCCAGTTCAGCATATCACAGTCAATGCCAAACTCCGCAAACTGGGGCTTGAAATAACCGTAATAGGTGCCGTTGCCCAGGGCCTTGTAACCGTGGGCCATGCTCCAGTTGCAGGCGTCCTCTGGGGTGTACTTCTTGCCGGTCATGGTTTCGATAATCATGGCCGCCGCCGTAGGACCACAGCCGGAGCCGCCGATGGTGGCACTTTCGCCCTTGACCCGGTAGGGCTTGGATTTCCAGCGGGGGTCAGTCTGGAGGTAGGAAACGGGTTTCTTGTTCATGACGTGATTTCCTCCTTTAGTCTTTCAGCACGATTTCAGCCGCACGGAGGGCGATGTCCGCCCCATACTTGTCCGCAAAGCGGTTGAGAAAGCGCTGGGCATATTTAGCCCGGTTTTCGTTCTTGGACTTCCACAGGTAAAAGCCGCCCCAGGTTCCGTCTGTCACCAGGGAGGTGCCCGCAAGGACGGCAATGGCGGTAACATCCCACCCCCGGAGGGTCCCGGCCACGGTGATGGCGCACAGGACCACGGAGATGAAGATGTGTAGCACCAGCATTTTCTTGGAAAACTCCATCCAATGCCGCCCTCCTCAGTAAAGCGCCTGGACGCTTTGCTCCGTCAAAAATTCCTTGTGTTCATGCTTGACCTTGCGGGCATATTCCAGGGCGGCGTGCATATCACCGTTACAGTGTGCGTCCGGGATGCGCTGGACGGCCTCCGCCGTAGCCTCCCCCAGAGCGATGGCGGCCCCCACCCCTTTGATGATAAGCACCTCATTTTTCTCACGGGCACGCTCCCGCTCCTCCTGGGCTTTGTCCCGCTTTGTGATGCGCTGCTGGAGCAGCCAAAAACAAAAGGCAGTAATGGCGGTGGGGAGGCCCAGCAGCGTGACCAGGCCCCCGACAGAAAGCTCAATGACCATGATGTCCCCCTCCTTATTCGGTGACCTCATCCCAGCCATAGACGCCGGGCTCCCAGACGTTGCCGTCCACGGTAGAGGTCCAATGCTTGCCTTTGTGGTTCACCTTAGCCCCGGCGCTGTATGCGTCATGGGCCCCCAGGGGTTGGCTCCAGGCGGGCCACTCCTCCGCCGGGTCAGAGGTCACCGCCCAGAGGGAGGCGGCCTTGTCCGGCTCCCACCCCTCCTGGGACGTGTGCTCCTGGACACAGCGGTAAAGGGTGCCGCCATACCGGCGGAGGTTGCCCACGGCGTAGTTGACGCCGGGCACCCACTCCGCAAAGAGGGTGGACTGTTCGGCAGCGGTCACGGCGTCAATCTGGCCGTTTTCCGCCAGCACCACAAAGGCGATGGCGGCGGCGTCCTCCCGCTGCTTGGCGTAGAGCTTGGCCTCATTGATGGCCTTGAGGCTATTCTGGGTGTATTCAACGCTCATTCAAAGGCACCTCCGATGCTGGAAATATAGCCGCCGGTGTCACTGCCCCCCCGGCTCACGTCCAGCTTGAAGTTGAACGCAAAGCCATTTGCGGCGGTCTTGTTCTCAAAGACATGGTTGGCTCCGCTCTTGATGTCCGCCGTGGCGTCCTCCCACACGGGGGCGGCGTCCTTGGCGTTGTTGGTGACCAGGACCTGGAGCACGGCGTCAACGGGCAGAGCGCCCACGATGTTGAGGACCATGACGGTGATGGCGTCATCGGCGTCCAGGGGCTCCGCCAGGGTGATGCTGGCGCTGATGACCTTTTTGGTAAAGGTCACAGTGTAGGGGGCGCTGTCCGCCTTGCCGTCATTGGCCACCACCTTGAGGGTGTGGGCCCCGTTGAGGATTTTCTGATAGTTGGCGGCGGTGACGGCCTGGAACGTGTTGGACTGGCCCAGGGTGGCCGTATAGGACCGCTGGAGCACGTTGTCCAGATACTCCTTGACCGTCACGGTGTCCCCGTCCGCATCGGTCACCTTGTAGGTCAGGGCAAAGCCCTCATTTTTGGTGCCCAGGTCCGTGCCGGAGGCCGTGTCACTGGTGATGACGGGATAGGCGTTATTGTCCACCGTGCGGGTGTCGCTGGTGACATAGGCGCTGGTGGCGTTCAGCGTGTCATAGGCCCGGACACGGTAGGCCACCGTATTCCACCCGGCGGTGATGGTGTCCGTAAAGGTCAGGGCGGAGCCCTTGTAGACCTGGGACCATGCGCCGCCGTTGACGCTCCGCTCCAGCTCATAGCCGCTGAGGTTGTCATCGCTGTCCGTGGCACGGGTCCAGGAGATGGGCAGGGTGGCCCCGCCCCGGACGGCGGCGGGCACCGTGATGGAGCCGGGGGCGGAGGGGGCCCGGTTGTTGACCACCGTGACATTGCTGCCGGTTTTCCAGCCGGAGTTAAGGCCCTCTGTGTCATAGGCCTTGACCCGGAACATGACGGAGGCGGTGCCAAAGGCCACGTTGTTGGTGGTGCTCCGGGCGCTGCCCTGGTAGACCTGGGCCCAGGTGGTGCCGCCGTTGGTGCTCCGCTCCACGACATAGCCCGCAAGGTTGCCCTCAGCGTCCGTGGACGCTCCCCAGCTCACGGTGATGTCCGTGCCGCCGTTGATGCTGGTGGGATAGCTGATACTGGAGGGGGTGCCGGGGGCGGTGTTGACGGACACAGAGCCGTCATCGCTGACATAGGGGGAGG